AGAAGGGGTTCCCGGATCAACCAGCAGTTAAGGGGGTGTCGAGAAATCGACGCCCCCTTTCCTTTTCCAGTTGCTTTCTCCTGCTCGAGATGAGATAAATAAGCATCGAAACACGAAAGGGTGCGCGTTGAATTTTGCGCAAAAAGCAGGGCTCTTGTTTGGAGGGCAGTGCTCGCAGTTTGCGCAATTCTTAAAGATGGCGGTAGGCCCGTGCTCACTGAACCACCTGTTCAACGCCTCACTCAGGGCATTGTTGGCGGCCATTGTTTCGCTGCCGACTTCTCGCAGTTGTGCTTTAGACATTCTCAGGTTCCTTTTCAAAAAGATGGCTCAGAATTTCAGGGTATTGTTTGTTAACCCATACCCGGATAATACTCGGGGTTTTTAAGGTTTCAACCGCGGTCATGGCCGCCCCGACCGTTTGAGGGAAGTCGTGCTCCTCGTCGTCGGTCCAGATCCATTTGCGGGGCAAGGTCACGCGATCCTGCCACCAGGCATGCGCCTTGCGTTGGATTGGGTTGCCGTGATGCTCAAGGCAAACCCACTCGGTGAAGCGTCGCACTCCACAAAAGTACGAAACTTTAAGCGAGGTGATTGCCCCGGGTCGATTGTGGATGGCGTAAGTCACACGGTCCACTTTGAACTCTTCGACCTGTGGCTCGTCCCTGACAATCAAGGCGGCGGTTGAAGCGATGGCCGTTATCTTTTCCTCAAACTTGAACTCTTCTCCGCAGTTGATACAGCTACGGGCAGAGATGTGATTTAAACAACCACAGGCATTACACTGTTTGACCGGGATATCGCCCGTGCCCTTGCCTTTCTTGCCCGGGATGCGGGGGTCGTTGATCGGGCCGAGCCGGCGCGTATTGCCGGCAAAGTCAAGCACCAGACAGTTCTTTTTGTATGATGCGAGCATTGCGGCAATTCTGCCCTCGGTATTACCGAGGTCAAAGCCCGACGAATAGAACGGGCGCGTGCCTCGGCCGAGGATCTGGACATGCAGCCCGGGCGAGTTCGTCGCACGGAGAAGCACGATGCAATCAAGGGCGGGGAAGTCGAACCCTGTGGTAAGGATGTCAGCATTGACCAGCGCACGAATGGCACCCGCTTTGAACGCGGCGAGATTTGCATCTCGTTCGCTAGAATCCATTTTAGAATGGACCGCCGCCGCACTAATGCCAAGCGCCTTGAGCATTTGGACGACGAGTTCGACCTTCTTGATACCAGGCGCAAAGAACAGCCAATGGTGACGATCCTCGGCAACCCGCGCTGTTTCCTGGACAGCCTGCCAAAGCGTCTCGTTATCAAGCGCCTCGTCCAATTCACCGGGAACAAACTCGCCTCCTCTGATATGCACACCCGACAAATCCATCTTTGTCTCAGTGGGCATTGGGATCAACGGGGCAAGGTAACCCTCATCTATGAAACGATTGAACGCTCGGAGGCCCGTCACGTCATATGACATATCTGTGAAAACGCCGCCTTGCGTGATCATGCCGAGGCCGAGACGATAAGGGGTCGCGCTCAGTCCGATGATCCGCAGGAGCGGGTTCAACTCGCGCAAGATCGAAATAATGCGGCGGATCGTTGCGTTCTCGTTCGGGCTCGTCAAATGGCATTCATCGATCTTGATGATGTTTATGACCCCAAACGCCCGGGCATTCTTGACAAGCGCGTTCAAAACAGACTGAGGGGTGCCAAATGTTATAGGGGCGCCGAGCGTCTTTTCCCCCAGCCCTGCCGAAAAGATACCCAGCGGGGCCGTGGGCCACATTTGGCGCACCTTGTCAGCGTTCTGGTCAACCAATTCTTTGCTGGGTGCAAGCATAAGGATCTGTTGGTCAGGCCATTGTTGGACGACTTCTTTAACGAAGCCCCCAATGACAACGGCCTTCCCCGTGCCGGTCGGCATGGCGATGACAGGATTTTTCTCAGGATCTTTGTGCGTCGCAAAGAAGTTGTAGACGCCAACGTCAATTGCTTCGCGCTGGTAGTCGCGGAGCTTCATTAGACAACGTCTTCCACAAACAGGGCCAGGATCACGTCTGAACGGTTCCAGACGCCGGCGATGGTCGCAAGGATGATGGCGACGGACAGGACGGTCGCGATGATTCCGAGGGTACGGTCAGACATGGGGGTTCCTTCAATCAGTGATGACCTGATAGTTATCGCATCCTTTGAGAATGGCGTCACCTGGAATGATTGCGCCCCACTTCTCACAGCGCCATTGACCATCTTCAACAGGGACACTGTTTTTACATGTGCGGCAATGTCGCTCGACAGGTTCGGAGTAATGACAGGGTTGCGCATAATCGCAGAACTTGCACTCGTGCCATGAGGCATGTTTGCCGGCGCGCTGGGGCAAGGTGCGCGCAAGGATCACGCGCTCGGCACGTTCGATCAGTATTTGGGCTTCGACCGGATTGTACTTGACGACTTCAATGTGGAGATCGTCGTCGTTCTTGTTGACGGCAATATAAACCGCAAAACGCAGATTCTTTTTGTGCATATAAACCTGCATCTGGGCCCAATGAACGGGTTTAGCTTGACGAACCTTATCCACAACCAGCTTGCAAAATGACTTTGTATTGTGCGTCTTGAACTCGAGCAAGAACTCTTCACCTGCCGGGATGTGCTCATGGGCGCAAGGCGAATCCAGGTCCAAGGCAAAGCGCAGCGTGTCAATCGTGAGACTCTCGTCCACAGGGATCGGGAAAGGCGCGTTGCCGATGCCGTCAAGCGATCCGCCGAAGTGGCCGAGCACGTCCGAGATACGCCATTGTTTCAACTTGAGACCCTGCTTCTCGGCCCGGGCCATGTGGAAAGTGTCACCTGTTACATCGCGCTCGTTGCCATCGATGCCGCCGCTCAGGGGCGCAGTCCACGGCACGATGCGATAAGGCTCCCCGCCTTCAAAGTGGGGGTCATAGAGCAAACGCTCCGAATATTCTTTGACGCTGACCCCTATCATGCGAAGAAAAGCCACAAAGCGGAATTCTTCCTTGTGGCCGCGGTCAAAAAGACGAAGCATCCGGCCTTTGAAGGATGGGCGCTTTGCCCATCGAAACGAGTACATAAGCTCTCGTTCACATGTTTTGCCGATCATTGATCCCCCTAGATGATTTCGAAAGGGAGCCTCACCAGCTTCCTTTTCTTCCCAGGATTGATCGATCAAATTAACGAGATTGTGTGCCATGTTGGGGTTCCTTTTGAGACAGAAAAAGGGCGGCTTTTGGCCGCCCTCGGAGCAAGACGAAAGATCAAGCGCCTACAAAATCGGTCCCGTCATCTGCAAGCGCGACCTGGCGATTGCGGTAATGATAGATACCGAAGATTACGAGCGCGGCGATCAGTTTGGAAAGCACCATAAGGATGAACGTGCCGACGGTGAAGTTGTTGATCCCAAAGAGGAACACCGCGGTATCGATGGGCGTCGAGACGGCCGACGAGTACAGGACGCGCTGGTGGAACGGCTTCTTGGTGAACGAGTAAAGCGCGTAGTCGGCGATCTCGGACGTAATGAAGGCCGCGGCGGATGCCGTCGCAACGAACGGGTCGGCGAGCAGATAGGAAAGTGCGGTCGCAATGGCCATGGCGGCGAGGACCCAGTGCCCCGCCTTGCGCTGGGCGTAGTCGCGAAGCACGAAGACGACGCCAACGACCACCGCCATGGGCGACAGAAGCCCGAACTCGGTCGGAATAAGCGGCACGACAGAAAAGCCGATGTTGACCAGGACGACGGATGCGATATAGGCGAAGACGGCGAAAGAGAGAAGCGTTTTCATAGTCGGGAGTCCCTTGTTTCCAATGTTTAAGGGTTAAGGTAAATGGGTGCCCCGGGTTTAGGGAGGAGGAGTAAACCCGGGGCGATCACGGCGAGGGAGGAGGATTCGCCGTGATTTACTGTTGCGCCCAAGACGGGGCGCCACCGGCAGGGGCCTGACCCTGTGCCGGCTGTTGAGCGGCCCAAGACGGTTGACCCTGCCCCTGCTGGACAGGTGCCTGCTGTTGGGCGGGCTGTTGCTGTTGGACAGGCTGTTGCTGCTGAGCAGGGGCCTGCTGTTGTCCTGCCCAACCAGGTTGAGCCCCAGGATTCTGGACGGTGCCGGCGAAGCCCGGATCATTGCCGTTGACGTCTTTGTAGCCCTTGACTTCGTTCGTCATGTTGCCGGAGCCCGGCTGGTCGGAACGCTCAAGTTTTGCGACTACCACCATGAAAGGTCGACCGTGGAGCTGCCCGGTGTCGGTCATCTGCATGACCCCGGTGACGTGGCAGATCGCCGAAAGCGTCGCGTAGGCGATGTCCACCGCCTGCTGGTTGTTATTTTTGATATTCAAACGGTCGTAAACCTTACGGCCGTTGAACTCGCCACCTTGAATTGTCATTTCGACTTCAATGAAAGCGCCCTGCCCATTGCGGGTGGGTTTTTCGGCCGTCGCCGAAATGACAACAGGGTAGACGCCGCTCGGAATTGCTTCAAGGGCAGTATTCGGCTTGACGCCGGCGGCATTAAAATTAAGCGCGACCATTTAGGTCTCCTGTGGTTGGGTGCATGTTAGGCTGTGTTTTGTTTCAGCCCGTCGATGTTGCCGCGGTTAAGCGGGAGATGCAAGCGTTATCTTGTTGATAATCTTGCCCAAATTGGGTTCTTCGATAGGATCGAGAACCCCGGAACGATCCTTTGCCATGTTGAGAAAATCAGGCTGCGTTCTCAACAATCGATAAGAATTAGTTCCTGTACCTTCTACGTCGAGTTTGAAAACCTCGTCGGGAAGATAAGGCACGGCCTGGCCGAGTTTGGACCCCGGCATCATAGGTTGATTGATGAAAACCCCAGAGGCCTCATCCTTTAACCGCTCCTGCTTAGCGCTCATGTAGACATGATACCCGGACAGGTCTCGGAATTCTTTGATGACCTTGGTCATCTCTTCGATCAAATCCCCGTAGGCCATTCGACCGTCCTTGTTCTTTGCCTTGGCGGCGGTAAGGACAACTTCCGCAATTTCAGAAACGGAATCAAGGCAAAGTGTTTGAAAGTTTTGACGGCATTCGGTGGATGACTTCGCCCACTGGTAGAACTCGCGAAGATCCTGCATTGTCTTGATCTCGATGTAAGGCAAGTTGTGCCGAGCGAGAGACAAAAGGCCAGATTCAGCCGACGCAATGATAGGGCTCGGGCACGTCGCGCAAAGGGTTGTTTTACCCATGCCGGCGAGCCCATAGACAACGATCTTTACGCCCTGTTGAGCGCCAAAGTTTTGAGTTGAGCGAATGCGAGACATCATGGTCACTTGACGATCATCCTTCCGAGTTCATCATAGATCAGGGAGACGCCCTCAAGCTCGAGCCAGCGAACATTGTTGACGCTGGTCTCCCCGTTGTTTCGCAGGCGAATGAAGCCCGAACCCTGTTTGGCATACACGCCTTCACCCCGACGGTAAAGATCCGCCTGGCTGAAAACGCCGTTCTTTAGAAGGATCACGATGCCGTCAATGATCGGGGTGAAGAGTTGTGCCACTGCGGCCTCCTGTAATGCATTGTTCCGCGTTTCACCATTTGACGCCGCCCGTCTGAATAGGCAACGCCGATTTGATGATCCGTGAGTGAGACGACGACCGCTGGCACCCAAAGCTGGGTGCCGTCTTGCGTGATCATGAGAGTTTCAATAGGCTCGCCCGGACCGAAGCTCATGGGTTGCGCTTCCCGTCTTCTTCATAGGATCCAACGATCCCGTTGATGAACCCCAGATAGCCCGGAGTGTTGAGATCCTCGTGAGGGCATTGCCTGTTGAGTTCTTCTACAAGCAGCAAGGTTTCGTTTTCACTCGGCACATTCTGGAAGAACATACCGGCGAGGCGAAGGTGATGGATGACGAGTTCGACCGCTTCGTCGTCGGTAACGGCGATCCCGTCAGTTTGAAGCCGCTTGCTCATGCTGTGTACTTTCTCACCGACTTCTCGGGCTTGAGCTCGAGTTCGGGTGTGCCGGGGGTTGCGGTGAGGGCGGCGGCAATGCGGCCCTTTTCATTGCCGGACAGGGCGTCAAATGCGCCGTCTCGAACCTTGGGCGGGAAGTCAATGACTTGCTCGACAAGCGGCTTCATCTCGGGATCCTGAATCCAGTTTTCTACTAGCGCCCGGTCGACCTTCCAGTTGGTTCGAGGCTTGCCGACGAGCGCAAAGCCAAAACTGACTTTCTTTGCATTTTGGGTGCGCACAGCTTTGGGAAACGCTGCGTTGAAGATTGCGGCGCGAAGAATCTTTTCTTCTTCAACGAACGGGGCCGCCTCATTGATCTTTTCTTGCAGAAAACGCCAACGTGTCAGTGCCGCGTCCATATCAAACTCAGGTTCGGATTCGTCTGTCATGAGAGGGGTTCCTATCTTGATTGCCTCAAATTGCAATTGACAATCTAAGGCCCAGCCCCCTAAATGTCAAACGTCGAATCTGACGGCACCCAACGAACGATTGGTAAGACAGAATGTCATTTTTGAATATCCCTGCCGAGTTGCGCGATCTTGACCAATGGGTCGTGTGGCGTTCGGTGAGACGTGGCGACCGGCCCACAAAACTTCCATTTAACCCCTTCAATCCGTCCAGCGTCGCTGACACAATGAATCCCGGCACTTGGGGTGACTTTGAAACAGCATTGCGCGCCGTGCAACGTGACCCCAACCTCGGTCTGGGTTTTGTCTTCACAGCAAACGATCCTTTCATCGGCATCGACTTTGACGCCGAAGATAAGGTCGCCCCTGAGTTGCGCGAAAACCGGGCGCAGCTGGTTGCCTTGTTAATGCAGAACCCTTCCTATTCGGAATGGTCGCCCTCGGGCAAAGGTCACCATGTCATTTGCAAGGGGACGCTCTCAGGATCGGCCCATGTGGTTCGACCGATGCAAATCGAGGTTTACGCCTCCGGGCGATTCTTCACGATGACAGGCAACGTCATTGACGACCTGACGACCATCCAAGATAAGCAAGCTGACCTGGATCGTTTCGTGTCGCTGTTTCCGAAATCGGATCGGCCCGCATATGAAGAGATCGAATTGCTCAAGTCGGAGGCAAACGGGCGACGCCTCGGGCTGACCGATGACCAGGTGCTCGAGATCGCTTTTAACCTCGGCGGATTCCATGCGCGCTATCACGCGATTGATCTAAAGGATTGGTCGGACGAGCATCGGCGATTGATCGGGGACCTGGATAAGATCACAGGAGACCCGGAGCAGGTACAACGCATTGTTGCGAACTCGCCCCTTGTGAAAGACCAACCGGCAAAGAACGGCGAAACCCGTGCGGCGAAATCTGAGCGCCTTTTTGCAACCCTGCTCTCCGAGGTGCGTCAAGTATACGCTACCACAGAGAGTTCTTATCGCAGCAATCCGTCATTCATTGCACACGGTCGCCAAATCGCACTTGCCGTGCTCGAGACGAACGAGCGTCGCCGGCAACTTGAGGCGCAACGCGCCGCCGAGGTGATGGAGGCTTTGCGTAAGCAGGAAGAGGAAGGGGGTATATCTAAAGACAGCTCAGGCCTGCTACTTCAGTTCTCGAAATTCGTGGGACATGAGAATCTTGTGCTGACCCGGCCCCCGGGCGTCACGGGGGAGTTTGTCGAGGCGAACGAGCGCGGGTCTTATCACCCCTTCACGAAATACGCGATCCCGTCAACACTCGCCGTGCTCTCGGGCATCCTGGGGCGTCGCTACAAGGTCGATAAGACAGGGCTCAACCTTAACTTCCTGCTCGCCGCAGAATCGGGCACAGGTAAGACCGATCACGGCAAGGCATGGGAGACGTTCCTCGCTCAAGCAAACGAGCGGCTTCGTGCGTCCAGGATGTTGCCTTTCCCAAAGCGCATGCTCAAAGGATCGGCGGCGTCCGTGCAAGGCATCGGCGACAAATTGCAGCTCTCGCCCTCGGTCGCGTGGTTCGTGGATGAGGCGTATCAGATGGTACGCAACATGACGGACGAGAAGTCGCCCACGGGCACCCAGCTGCGAAACTCGTTTAACGAGATGTACGATTCCAGCTCATTCGATTCCATCTTTGAACTACCTGCATCACGCAAGACGACTGAGCACGCGCCGAAGGGGATCCCGAATCTGAACGTCTCGACCTATTGGACAATGACGCCGGAGGAATTCGACAACTTCACAGGATCGGTCTCAAACGGGTTCATGAGCCGAATGCTTGTGATCCGCGAGACGGCAACTTACGGGTTTCGCCAAAAGCACCCCGTGCTCGAGATTCCCTATCACCTCCAGCAGCGGCTGGACCAAATGCTCAGCCAGGCGACGCTGTTTGATGAGGCATACGAAGAGAGCAAGGATGTGACGTTCCTGCGTTCGCAATTGATGGCAGTTGTGATGGATGAGGCGGCCGACGTGCTTTATGAGCGGATCGCCGATCTGATCGATGAAACGAAAAGGCGCGCACTCAGGGGTGAGATCAGCAAAGACTACATGATGGTCAACCGCATCCCGGTCAACGCCAAAAAGATCGCGGGCCTGCTCGCGGTCGTGGATTCGCCATACAACCCGGTCATCGGGGTGACGCATTTAAAATGGGCGGTCGGCTATCTCGTTCAGAATATCGTTCAATTCCTGTCCGACGTTGACAGGGGCGAATTGGGCTCGGGCGCATCGGACGAGGTGAAGGCCATTATCCGAATGTTCAAAACCATGATCAAGAAGCACAAGGGCGCGCCGGGCATCGGCCGCAAGGAACTCCACGAGTATGCCAAGGGGCGCAAGCCGTTCAAAGGCAACGAGCGTGGGGCGTCGCCGTCCCTCATGGTCACCGCCACCATCGAGCACATGGTCAAGGAAGAAATCTTCATCACCATGGACGGACCTGTCACGGGGCCCGGTCGACCTGCAACCCTACTCGCTCCTGGCGACCACCCAGCGTGGGGAGGTTGATATGCGATCTACCCCGGAATTGCCCCGTCTACCCCGTTATTCGCCGCCTGATTTCGTAATGAAATCAATAGTTTACCCCCATACGGGGCAGAATAATTACGGGGGACCCCCTATCGCTAAATCGAATGAAAATTTGAACGCAAATATACACACGTATTTCACACCTACTCCCCCCACGTATATTTCTACCCCGTATTTAGATGATGATGATAAAATATATAATAATATCAATAATATACACATAATAATAACGGGGTATATTAAGGGGTATAATGGGGGGTATAATGCGGGGTATGGGGGTATTTGAGATGAAACCGGATTGGATTAACCCCAAAAGATACAAAAAATACAATTTTCACACCATGCAGGTGGGAGAGTTGAGAGTGATCGAAAGACAGGAGCAAGGGTGCAAGGACATCAAATCTTTTAGGGCGCTCGTCTGGAACAGGTCGCGGCAGTTGGGTTATACTTTGCACTGCCGCGCTCGAGATGATGGCGCGTATGAAGTTTACAGGAGCGAATGATGGGTGACGCATGGGACGACTTTGAGCGACGCGCCGAGCGACGCTGGAACAGAACAATAGATCGGGTCGAAGCTCGAGAAGAAATGAGGCAACGAATGGCACGGAAACCGACAGGCACGATTGACACCTCTGTGGTTGGGACCAAGGTGGGGTCGCTAATCACGCCGGCACAGCTTGCGGCGTCGGGGACCGAGCACGGGCACCAGGCGGCTTTCTTTCAATGGATCGCAATCGACGGTCGCAAACTGTTTGGGGACGATGCTGATTTGCTATTCGCCGTACCCAACGGGGGCGACAGGAAGGCGCATGTGGGGGCGGCAATGAAGGCGGAAGGCGTCAAGCGAGGCGTGCCGGACGTCTGTTGGCCAATGCCGAGGATGGCAGCAGGTGGCAACGTTTTGAATCTGCTTGAAGACGGGTCTGAGAATGATATGTTTGCGGGTCTTTGGATCGAACTCAAGAGGCCGACAGAATTTGGGAAGAAGGATGGCGGGCGATCAGACGAGCAGGTCAAGTGGCACAAGCGACTGCGAGGTCAGGGTTACGCGGTCGTACTCGCATATGGTTGGCAGGCAATGGCGTGGACGGCGTATCTCTATTGGACAGGTAGTTTGTTCATGAAAGACGAAGATGCGTTTGTGGCGGGGGAGGTCGATAACGCACCCCTGTGGTGAAGACAGGTTGACAATCTCGATATGAAGTGGCTAGGTAGAAGCGTTTCCAAGAGCCAACACTCGCGCATGAGGCGCTCCGGAAGAAAGGAACCCCTAGTGGTCAAGTTGACAGTGGATAAGGCAACCCGCGCTCTGAGGGAGCATCACGGGATCATTTTGAAAGCAGCTGAGGCGTGCGGTGTCTCGAGGCCGTACTTCTACCAGTTCATGGAAAAGCATCCTGAGCTCGAGACGATCCGCGCCGAAGCATCAGACGTTCTCTTGGACATCGCAGAGGCGAACGTAGTTGCCGACCTTGGTAAAGGTGATGGCAAGACGACGCGCTGGTTCTTAGATCGCAAAGGTAAAGACCGCGGCTATACGACGCGGCAGGAAGTCACCGGGGCCGATGGCGGACCTCTCGAGGGGATCAATACGATCCGCCGCGAGATCGTAGATCCCGATGATGCGGGGTGACGTTAAGGGCTCGTTCCCTTAACGTGCTCTGAGGCTGATGGTTAGCGAGTCCCTTGGATAGCCTTAAAAAGAATCGGAACTCGTAATGTTGGGCTGGGAGCTTTGTCAAGCTCAGGTTCAGGTTTAAATACCGAGACATCGCAAAGGCCCCGGGTTGATCGCCGGGGCCTTTGTAGTTTTAACGATAGATGACCGAGGGGGTTGCGATCTTCATTGCTTCGTAATTCTGACGAACGCCGTTCTTGTAGGCTTCCGAATTGTCGGCGAAAACGGGGCGGGCCATGCGATCTTCGTAGTCGGCGATCTCGTTGGCGATCCAGGCGGCGGCCTGAGCGAGGGCAACAGCCTCGGCGTCTTCGGAGGCATCAATCACCAGGCCGAAAGAATACTGCTCGCGCTTCGGCAGGTAATGGCGGCCCAGTTCAACTCCTGTGGTCGCGTGGGTCAAAACCATCTGCTTTGCGCCGCAGGAATAGACGACGGCGGGGGTCAAGGTAAACGTGCCTTTGCTATCCCACTTGGTGATGAGGGTGACCCGCTGACCTTTTTTGAAAACCTTTGCCATGACTTCATCTCCTTTGTTGATGATTATTTATCCCATCTTCGGATCAGCCTGGCACCTAGAATTGGATCTTGTCATGTCGATTTTTGTTGGATAAGATTGGGGATCAACAAATGAGGAACCCCGCATGATCCCGGAAATGACTGACCCCCTCGGTCGCTATTGGCACCAACCCGCCGACATTCGCGAAGCACCCATGGATGAAACCCATGTCCTTCTGACAGTGCGACAATATGGCGAGCTTTCGGAATACAGCGACACAATGCCCTCTGGCGTCTATCCGGGTAAATGTTGGCTTTGGTTACCTCATCCTCGGTTCAAGTCCGACCGAAAGTGGTTGCTCTGGTACGGAGCGCAAATCAGCGCTACCGAAGTCGAAGTGTGTAAAAGGGAGATCTTGCTGACATGAACACTCGCGGCCACTGCACCCTCGGCGTCGGGTGCGAGCAATACGGATGCTACGCAATGGCGGTGGGTGAGCCTACCGAATGCGGCTGGGTCGAGGTTCAGGACGAGGCGCCGCCCTTGACGCCTGAGACGTTCGATGCAATACTAGATCGCATCCAACAGAAGGAACCCCGTGATGAATCTGAACGAAATCCACCAAGCCCTTCGCCAACTTCCCCGTGCCCTCGGCCCCTTGAAAGTTGAGGACATCGATACGTTCTTTGCAGGACTTGGACCCGACGTACCTAAGCTTAACATCGAGCCCGTCGAGCCTAAACCCCGAGCCTCGGTCAGGCTCGTCTCCGAGCAATCCCCTGAACCTGTGCCGTCGCACGGTGGCGATGCTGTCGGCACGTCTTGGACGTTGAGCGTGGAGGGGGTTGTCATTGATCAATCATATGACCGCCGGCGTTGGTGTGCCGACCGTGCGAAGTACGCAAAGATTGAATATGCGCCACGCAACATGGTCGATCTGTTCAACCGGCTCTGCGCCGCGTTCGATGCGCCCGATGCCTCACCGGCTGAGATTGACCGATCCGTCGCAGCAGAAGCCCGTGCCGTTCGTGACAAGGTAGGCGGCAAGGATGAGTGATCCCGTAGCCAAACGAAGGGTTGGGCTAAAGAAGCCCGCCCGGACGGCCATTCGGGTGGTTCGCATCCTTTGCGACCTTCTCGATGAATCCGGAGAATCCTATCGAAGCTTTGCAAAGCGAACGGGGATAAGCTACCCTTCCATCTCCAAATGGAAGCTTGGCAAAGCGGCACCGAGTGTTCAAGAGGTCGAAAACCTTTTGCAGGTGCTAGGCTACGGGCTCCAGGTTGTGAAGTTGCCCGATCCCCCCGATCCGAATTAAGATGGGTCGCTGTCAAACAGGAGAGGCCTGATGGAATGCAAACTCGTTAAAGGACAGCACGTCCTTTGCATCGCTGATCCTTGTGATCCGGGGATGTTTCCCAACCTTGCCGACTGGCCCAAGATTAACAAGGTTTATACCGTTCGAACGGTTGACATTGACCCTCTTCGGACGCACCCCATCATCACGGTCGAAGAGATTGCACCCCAGCACTTTTTTCTTCCGCTTTACGGGGTCACATGCGAGATGGCGTGGATCGCCTCTGCCTTCAAACCGCTTGAGAAGCTCAAGGTCGAAGACTTCATGACCTCGGACCTGGAGGTGGACGCATGATCCTCTTTGAATACGAGAAGACGAAACTCGAGGACGGCTATTACGTCGTCCAGGTGACGGAACTTGGTAAAACGGAACTGGTTGTTGCCGAGTGGACTGATGGATTCGGATGGTCTCAAACGGGAATCGAATTCGATATCTGGCAATATCGAAACGAAGAACCTATTCTGATTAACGTCGTCGCCCGGGTTGACTTGACCCATGACATTGCCAGCTTGGAGTTGTTGTGATGGCATCGAAAACCACAGTCGCCTTTCACTGCGACCTTTGCGGCGCCTTTCACTGCGACCTTTGCGGCGCCTTTTTGTGCAACGGCCGGGAGCAGGATCAAGGCAGGTTGATTGCAGCCGGCACGATTGATCCTAAGTTCACTAAAGTCCATATCGACATTGTCCAAGAACAGGAATGGCATGCGGACAAGCTGCGTGCCCGGGAGCTTTGCGTCGAGTGCTCCGACGCCGTTGTCCAGGTCATGCACGATTTGAGGAAGCGGAAATGATCAATCAATTTCAAAATGAGCACAGGTTCCTTTCGAACTTTTGGCCCTGCTGCGTCTTCCTTGACGGCCTCGCCTACCCTTCGGTCGAGCATGCCTATGTCGCGGCAAAGACGCTCGATATCTCAAAGCGTCACGAGATCCGAGGTGTGCCGACGCCTGGCCAGGTCAAACGATTGGGGCGCAAGCTTAAGCTTCGTCACGATTGGGAAGACGTCAAGCTCGGCGTAATGCAAGATCTGGTCACCCAGAAATTCACCGATCCTGCTCTACGGGCGCTTTTGGAGGCCACCCGACCACATGAGCTGGTTGAAGGCAACACCTGGGGAGACACCTTTTGGGGCGTCTGCAACGGTGTCGGTCAAAACCATCTTGGACGAATCCTCATGGATGTCCGAGGATGAAAATGACGCTCTTTGTGGATGCATCCTTCTGCGACCGAACGGGCGCGGCAGGGTGGGGAGCGTGGGCGATCCGTGACGATTGGGGCAAGGGTGCGTTCACAGGCGGGACCATCAAGCTCGCCGATTATCGCATCAGCTCGAGCACGACCGCAGAGATCGCAGGGATTGCGCTCGCCTTGTGGCGATTGAAGGCGGCGGGTTCGCTCGCCGGTTTGCATACCTTGATGATCCAATGCGACAACGTGGCGGCCCTCGCCTACATCTTCCAACATGTGCCGAACTCAACGATCAACTATGGGCCAAAGTCAAGGGAGAACAAATCCCAGCACATTCGCGACAAGCATAAGGTCAGGTCCCCTGTGGTAAAGAAAGTTTTGCAGACGATCCGCGAGACAGTCAAAGGGATCACAATCGAGTTGAGACACGTCAAGGGTCACCAGGACCCGAGCTCAGGGGGTCGCGCATGGGTCAACCATCAATGTGACCGGGAGGCCGACCGGCACATGCGAGCATTGAGAAAAGAGATTGACGATCTCGAAAAACACGGGTATTCTCGACCTGAGTTGCTACACGAGAAGGACAGAGGAGCAGAATAACATGGACGTACAAAAGATTTCCGAAGCGGCTGCAACAATCAAGAAAGTGGAGCAGGCTGTGGGCTGGTTTAATCGGTTTCCGAACGAGCTGCCTGTCGAGAACATTATCATCGAGACCACCGGCAATTCTACCGCGGTCGCCGGCCACGGTGAGGCAAAGTATTACATCCGAGCCGCCTTCACGGTGTTCCGGGGGCAGGTCATGGATTTGGCCGTTCGCCTTGCCGAGCAGGACAAGGTTCGCGCCGAGGAGGAAATCAAGCAAGAGGCATCAGGAGTATGAGCGGGTGGATCGCTTTTTCAATTCTTGGGGGCCTCGGGCTGTTGGCGGCAGCATGTTTTTGGGCGTCTTGCGCTTTCAACCAGGTCGAAAAACATCTCGACGCCAAGGCGAAAGAGGTCCGCAAAAAGCGTCTGACGCTTGAGGCTGAGATGGAGATTGCGTATTGGCACCATCGTCGTGACAACCATTAAGCTCCGAGGGCAACGCCCTAGCACCCCTGCGCAAACATGCAAAGAATGCTACGCGGCAATTCATGCCGCGTGCCACCATTGCCCCCATTGCGGGGGATTGACGCCGGCGGCCGAGCGAAAGATCGTCCGTAAACTTGAAGCCGAGTTGGCAAAGGAAAAATGGACGTGACCCAAGAACTTCAACTTTGTATCGGCATCGCTTTAGGGCTCGTTCTCGGCGGGCTCGAGCTTCTTACGCTTCTCAATTGGGATCGGGTTCGATCCTTTTTCAAGAAGAACCCCGATTGAGTGGTTGCTAATCGCTCGAGATCGCAGAATATGAGCACAGGCACAAAAAGTGACCTGACCCAAGAAAGGAATTTGAAATGCACAAAAGCACATTCTTGAGCGCGGCAATCGCCCTCACGCTCTATTCCACCACAGCAATCGCCGGGCCTGCTCATCTGGTTTGCCACGAGCAGGGCTGGTCGATCCATAAAGTCTTGCAAGGTTGCTTCGGTCGCCCTGCACCAGGCGCAGGTGGAGGCGGACGGGTTTCGATCCCTGCTCCTTCTGTTTCGGCGCCTGTTGATCCCACCGATCCCACGGACCCTGTTGATCCGGTTGATCCGGGCGACGACGGCTCGAATCCGACCGATCCTGGCGAAGACGATAGTGACGATGACGAGACCCCCGGTGATGACGATGGCGACACGGGCGGCGGCGAAGACCCGGGCGATGACGACGGTTCCGAGGACGATGGCAACGGTGACGACGACGGCAACGAAGACCCGGGCACGGGTGGGGACGATGGCAACGGTGACGATGGCGACAACGGCCATGGAAACGACGATGACCATGACGACGACAGCAATCCGGGTCATGGCGCCGGCAACAGCCACGGGCATGGTCACGGCCACAACGGTCACGGGGGCGGGAAAGGCCCCGGCCGCGGCCGCTAATTAATCAACTCAAGGTGCGGTCTTCGGATCGCGCCTTTTCTTTAGAGGACGTCATGGTCACCTTAAATTTCAAGGCCGAAGAGATCAAGCTCCCTTGCGACTACAACTCGCTGAGCGCCGGACAACGTCGCGTTGTCCGGCAAATCTACGTGAACCGGCAGGGGCATCGTTGCTATCATTGTGACAAGAATCTTGCCGGCGCCCCCGCCCCCTCGGTAATGCGGGCCAGGATTGACTGGTCGAAATTCCCCGACAATTTCTTGGGTCACCCGGTCCACCTGCACCATGATCACGAAAGCGGGATGACGCTAGGGGCGGTCCATGCGCGCTGCAATGCCTACCTTTGGCAATACTTGGGCGAATGAGCGGCACCCGCTTGACATTCCTGGCGATGCCGTGTTAGCCCTGTGACAAATTCAGGACTGTGTCACAGGGGACCTCCATGGCAATCACTGCATCAAAAGTATCTTGCCCAACAGGTTGGACACTCGTTGCGCAAGGGGCGGCGTCGGCGGTATGCCTTTTCCCCCTCGGTGCAAGTGGGGGTCGGCTTCTCCCCACCAATTCGGCGGCTGAACCCGCCGCGCATTCGGCGGCAACCCCGTCCATCCCTGTTGATGGGCTCAAGGAATCCAACCTCGTTTCGGATGCGGCAACATATTGGTGGGTGCACAATCCGGGTGCAGCCTTCGATCTTATTGTCTGGAAGCTCTAATGGTCAACTTTGGGCGTGTCTCGGCAGACAAATTTGGCGGCTCGAAATTCAAGATGGGCGTCGCTCCTGTCAAGGGCAGTGTGCTTCGTATCGCCGCCACTCTCGGACGTATATCGGGATCGAGCGCAGACGGCGGGAACAACGGGACGGACACTCAGCACATCTCCCGAAATGCGCATAGGACGGGCATTAACCCGGTCAAAGGTCTACGGCTGGTAACGGGCAACGTAAAGCTGCTTGGGGCAACGCCATTTGGTGAGGCCGGTGTGGGCAACGCATACGACATCCAGGCGGCTATCGAGTACAGCGGCGCGACAACACGCGCAAAATGGGACGGTGCCAATTCGAAAGTCGTTCCTGACAAATCGGTGGTCATACGTGATCCCATCATGGATTTGCCAGCGGCCGCTTTTTTCTACTCACGCCACTGGCTGACTGTGGCGAGCACTGCGAACAAATGGCCCAGAGCGGGGGCAGTTGGGGCAAACAGCCAACAGGGTCGCACCGGAACAGACTTCTCCGCGAACCTGTTAGCGACCGGCACAATTGCAGCCGGAACATCCTCGGCGCAGCATCCGCCTTTGGCCCTGATTGGGTATGTCCCGCGAAACACGGTTTCGGTCGCCTATATCGGCACAAGCATCGAAGATGGTTCCGGTGATAGCACGTCGCTTTCAACGGACGGGGCTGTTTCGTACATCGGTCGCGGTCTGGAAAACGTCAACGGGTTCAACATCCCGTCGTGCAAGATGTCTCGTGGGTCGGAAAACCTCGTTGCGTATGCCGACAGCATCTCTGGTGCACTTCGCCGCTCGATGCTGAACTACTGCACTCACTTCATCGGCATGTCTATCACCAATGACATTGTGCAGGGCTACAGCCTCGCGACAATCCAGGCGGCATGCCTCGCAGCATGGGCTGACGCCCGCGCTCGTGGCGTGCAGCACATCTGCTGGCCGAACGTCATCCCGCGCACCACGTCGTCAGACGCTTTCGCGACTTTGGCAAATCAAACACCAGTGTCTGGGTTTGAGTTGAACGGCATCCGCGACCAGTTCAACTCCTGGCTGCCGACAAAACTCGCGGATGGAACAATCGATAGCATTCTCGACTTCTCTGCCGACTGCCAAGACGCAACGGAGCCGACCAAATGGCGCGTGGATCTCGGGGCAGGAAACAACACGGCCGATGGAACTCACTCCGCCGCAGCCGCCCACACCCTAGGCGCGACACGCTTGAGGGCCTTGGCCGCCACCTGGACCGCCAGCTGACACCCACATTTTGACGGCGCCAGGCGGCCTCCTGTGGTAACACCCTTGACGGCTTCGCCTGAGCCTGCCAAATATGAGGCATGACAAAACACGTTGCCCCGCAAGATCTGGTCATTAAGACGCCCCGAGTGTTCGTCCCTCTTCTCAAGAGGCGACGCTTTCGCGGCATCAAAGGTGGGCGAGGCTCGGGCAAGTCGCACTTTGTCGGCGAGGATTTGATTGAGACAGCCCTCTCGCAGCATACCCGTGCTGTTTGCGGTCGTGAAGTGCAGCTTTCAATCAAGGATTCGTCTAAACAGCTGCTTGAAGATAAGATACAGCTGATGGCGTATCGCTACGCGGGCGCTGTCTTCAATCCGACGAACCCGTCATCGGCCAAATTGTCGAGCCAGGAATACCCGGGTAGTTGTTCGGATTCTGCCAACGAGGAGGGTTGCGCGTGTCCGATCCTGCAAACAAGGCTGGGGTGTTGTCAATTTCACAGCCCACGGAATAGGCCTCGAAATCAATAAATAGCTTATCCCCTTTGGGGTCTTCGATGGCGCGGCCATTGACGAGCCTGCCAATGAAGCAACGCACCGCGAAGAAAATCACCAACATCCCAGCGCTGGACGCTTTTCGCAATTGGCGCAATTGGCAGGCAGAGGATGAGCAAATCACTTTGATCGAAGCCGAAGAAAAACGGCTCGATCTGAAGCGCAAGCTGATGGAGGCTCGAACCAAGGCACGGTTGTTTGGTGGGGCGGCTCTTTACCTGAGCACGGGCGAGTCTGATGTCTCGACGCCTCTTGACCCGAAGCGTGTCAAGCAAAACGGACTGCGTTTCGTCAATGTGATGCCCCGTCGTTTTCTTAACGCGGAGTCGCTTGTAAGCGATCCCGAAAGTGAATATTTCGGCAAGCCTGAATATTACCAACTCGCAAATGGCGGTGGCAATGTTCGCATCCATCGTTCTCGACTTGTGATCTTCAAAGGCGAAGCGCTCCCAGATGAAGAGCTAGGCGCCGCGCAAGTCACGGGTTGGGGGGACTCTGTCCTGCTTTCGACACTGAGCGCCATCAAGAACGTGGACGCGACCGCCGCAAACATTGCATCGCTCGTCTTTGAAGCGAAAGTGGACATCATCAAGATCCCCGATCTAATGGCCCATTTGAATGACCCTACCTATGAGGCCGAGTTGCTTCGCCGCTTTGCGCTAGCAAATGTGGCGAAAGGCAACAACTCGGTCCTCCTGCTCGACGGCGAAGAAGAACACGAAAGCAAGGCGACCAGCTTTGCGACCTTGCCCGACATCTTGCGCGAGTTCATGGTACTCGTCTCAGGGGCGGCGGACATTCCCGTAACGCGCTTGCTCGGCCAATCACCGGCGGGCCTCAGCTCGACCGGAGAATCCGATCTTCGCAATTATTACGACCGTGTCAAGTCGATGCAAACGCTCGAGATCGATCCGGACACGCACATTCTCAACGAATGCTTGATTGGCTCGGCATTGGGTTCGCGACCTACGGACATTTATTACGAGTGGGCGTCCCTGTGGCAGATGACCGACAAGGAACGCGCCGAGATCGGAAAGCTGAATGTAGAGATCATTACCGGTCTCTACAACACCAATCTCTACCCACCGGAGGCGCTTGCAAAATCAGGAGCGAACATGCTCACTGAAAACTCCATCATGCCAGGTCTCAGCGACGAGATCGACGCGGCAGGCGGCTTGCCAGATTATGAGATGGAGGCACAGGCGGAGGCCGATCTTGAGCGTGAGCGGATCGCGGCCGCAGCCAATCAGAATACGCAGTCCCGGCGGGCCGTTGGCGACGCTGCACCCGGGCCTCGGACCCTTTACGTTCGCCGCGACGTGACGAACGGGGCGGCAATCAAGGCCCATTATGAGGCGCAAGGCGTCGAAACGATGCCGGTCGAGAAGATGCACGTCACTTTGATCCATTCCGTGACCCCGGTCGACTGGTTCAAGACGGGCGAGCCTTGGGATTCGGAGCTCAAGCTGCCGGCAGGGGGTCCCCGCGCTAACGCCATGTTTGGTCCGCCCGGGTTGGAGGATTCGCTGGTGCTTATGATCGCCTCGCGAGATCTCAACTGGCGACATGAGGCATTCAAAGCAGCAGGTGCGGTCAGCACATACGACGAGTATCGTCCACATGTCAGCTTGCGTTACAAGAAGCCGATGTCCGACGAAGAGCTCGCAGCCCTCACCCCCTACACGGGCGAGATCATTCTTGGCCCTGAAATTTATGAGGAAGTCAAGGCGTGAACCTGAACCCTCTAGCCGAGAACCTTGATCCACGTTGGCCAGAGCCGAGCGTGGACATGGGTTACCTCAAGCCCCACCGAGGGGAATGGGTGCTCTTCGATTTTTTCGGAAGAGCGATCTACGCAGATTCGAATAAATCGCAGGTCTTTTTCAAGGCCGTTGAATACAACGTAAACCTGGCGCCCCTGCAATGATCAATTATGACATCCGACGACTGGCGGCCTCGGTCAAGGTCCGGCGCAAAGGCACAAGCGTTTTGCTGCCGCCCCTTGCGCCGTCGCTCGGTGCGCAAGTGTCGTACCTTGCGGCCCTGCGAAAGATGCTATCGGCCCTTGCAAAGACAGTCCGGGAGGACATCGTTCCTGTGGTGTCGAGGGAGTTGCAGGGACATAACGGCGGCCCGCGAATGACGCAAGACGTCGATTCCGCGACATTCGAACGACTGCGCCAACTCGGCGAGGGGTTAGGCCGAATTGCAACCGCCACCGTTCTTCAGATTCTCGGGTTAGAATCCCAGAAGCACACCGCCGCATTCATGCAGACAGCGAAGAAGACGCTCGGCATCGATCTGACCGCGGTCGTGCGGAACGAAGACCTGGGGCTTTACCTGGAGACAGCGGCGACACGAAACGCCGCCCTGATCCGAGGGATCAACGAGCTGGTCATTCAACGGGTCCAGACCACAGTGGTCAGCGCCGTGCTGAACGGCGAGACGGCCGCTGAATTGAAGCGCAGGTTGACCGCCGACTTCGGCTTTGCCGACGCTCGCGCCCGTCTGATCGCTCGCGACCAGATCGCAAAGGTGACCTCCGACCTGAACCGCATTAGACATGTGCAAGCGGGCATCTCGGAATACGGCTTCGACACGTCGGCGGACGAACGGGTCCGCCCGTCGCACAAAGCGATGGATGGGCGAACCTGCCGCTACGACAACGCGACGGTCTACAGGGCCGACGATGGAACGTGGAAATCCCGCTCGAGCATCGGGGGCGTGTTGCTTCATCCGGGGCAGGACATCCAATGCCGTTGCGTCAGCCGGGGGCTCGTGAGGTTTTAATGGCTTGCAGTTCATGCTCCCAACATCGCCAAGCGGTCGGCCAGGCTGTCAAGTCGGGCGACGTGCAACGGATCGCCCAAACAACCAGCGCTGCCGTCCAGGCGCTAGGGCAAAACTCGGCAGAGAAGTCGAGAATGCTATCGATTGTTCCATCCGCGAGTTTT